GTTGCAGTTGTTGCAGTTGTTGCAGTTGTTGCAGTTGTTGCAGTTGTTGCAGTTGTTGCAGTTGTTGCAGTTGTTGCAGTTGTTGCAGTTGTTGCAGTTGTTGCAGTTGTTGCAGTTGTTGCAGTTGCAGATGATGACGGGTTCACATCCACATTTCCGATGGAATCATATGCGTTCATTGTTATTTTTTTGATGAATTTCCGAATAACTCTGAACATGTATTGTTATAATAATAGTCTCAATGGGTTTATATTGTTTATGTTTTTTGATAAAAATATAAACACATTGCATGGCATTCTGCCAAAGCAAAGCAAGGGAGAACACACACCATCGAATCGAACAATGAAGCCAGTGTCGAATTCAGCACAGTTGGACATAACTGCGCTTGAAAAGGCGCTTGAAAATGAAAACAACGCATCCGTCTCAAATTTAACCACGCACAAAATAAACGCAGAAAAATGGCGTCAACTGCAACAACTTGGATTCAATCAACCCATTTTGGAAGATTACTTCCATAAACTGAGAGAATATCGACACGTGGATGACCTGGATGGACTGCTTCATGGGTCCTATATTCGATGGATTGATTTAAAAAAACCGGATAGGCTCACTCTTGCAAAGGGAGGCATCATTTGCGACATCAAAATCGGTCAAAAGGGAGTGCAGTTGTTGTGCAAAACGCACCCCAACCCCGCCATGTTTCACATCATCATGGACGAAGCTGTCATTTTTCAGCGACTGAGTCCGCAAGAGCGCGTAATTCTTGCCGCAATGGATTACTTGGATGACGCGGAAGACGATGGAACCGGAACCGATGATTCTGGTTCGGGCTCATGATTCACGGGCTCATGATTCACGGGACAATTTTGGCGGCATCGCAAAGCTCGATAATCATCCAGTGAAATCAAGACAAACTCGGTGCCATCGTCATCCTCATCATTTGTTTTATTTCTGCGCGACACAAGATAAGCAATTCCATCGTATGTTTTTCCTAAACACCATGTGCTCACTTTGAATGCAATAGACAGCGCCAAATCTGCAATGAAGAAGAACACCATATTTATCAATTGGCAGATATAATATTTTTGCGGGTTTTGGTTATCAGCGACGCATGCCGTCTTCTCCCACTCATTCCCTTGCGAGGATTAAACCGCGCCCGTCCCTTGCATGACAAGTCGAAGTATTTCAATCCTTTTTTCCCAATGACGCTGGTTGTGCAAAGCGCGATTGCATTTTGAGTGCCCACCTTTTTCTCCACCGCCTTGATGCATTTGCACAACTTGGTTGCCAGAATTTCTTCCGCTTTTCGTTTTAGCTCCATGTTGCTTAAATTGTCGATTGTGATTTTGTAATAAGAGAGAATTTTCTCATAATCGGATTTTGTCATTTTCATGTCGGCCATTGTTTTTTGGAACGAACCTCGAATTATATTAAACCAACAATGTTAAAACCTAGTTTCCTATTAAACCGGTATAAAAAAATATTTTGACTCCGTCATTGCTTATTGCATTTCACATTTCACATAAATAGTCATACATTTTTAAATATTGAATTATTATAGCTTAAATTTGCATTAAGTAAAATTCCATTCAACACATTCGGGTTGCCATGACAACGACAATGGTCATCCCGCCGCTGAAAAAAATAGTGGTGCTTGATGTGGACGAAACCATTGGATACTTTGTGGAACTCGGCATTTTTTGCGATGCTCTCACCAAAATGGCGTGGAACAATGACCCCACCGCACAATACGCGCACTTTGACCATTTGATGAACGCATTCCCCGAATTCTTGCGTCCCAACATTCTGGACCTTTTGCGGTTCTTGAAAACGAAAAAAGAGTCGAACGAATGCTGCGGGGTCATGGTTTACACGAACAACAGCGGGCCGCGAGAGTGGGTTGAGCACATCATTCGATACATAGAATCCAAACTGGGCGGTCGCCTGTTTGACAAAATTGTAGCAGCGTTCAAAATCAACGGTAAAATCATAGAAATGGGTCGCACCACGCATGACAAGACGTATGACGATTTCATGCGGTGCACCAAGCTGCCGTCCAACGTGGAAGTGTGCTTTTTGGACGACCAAATGCATTCACAAATGGAGCACGACCAGGTGTATTACATCAATGTGAAACCGTATGTGCATCAGCTGAGCGTACACACATTGGTGGACCGGTTCATGCAATCGAGTGCGCTGCGTGCCACCGTTTTCAGCGCAGAACAATTTGGACACCGCATTCTGCAATTCATGCAACGGTTTCAGAATGCGCATGTTCCAAAGGACCCGATGGAACAAGAAATCGACCGAATCATTAGCAAGAAAATCATGGAACACTTGAACGAATTTTTCAACGGCGCTGCAAAACCGGAGTTATACAAATTGCAAAAACAAAAACCGGATTCGAAACAAAAAACAAAGAAGAAACTGTAATCGCAATTTATTTGCATTTAGCAAAACATGGCATATTTCATTTTATTTTATTTGTGTATATTATAAACTCATCCAATGTTCAACTTTGCCAGCTTCATTTATTTGGTTTTCCTGTTTTACGTGCTTAGCCCCAACGTCCTGTTGCGCATTCCGCCCAACGGTTCCAAGCACGTGGTTGCGTTCGTGCATGCCGTCGTATTTGCCGTGGTGTACTATTACACATCCGGCTACGTCGGCGCAATGCTCGGATCGCTTTAAGCGCAACGCATGATTATATTACTAATCAATTTGCATCGTATGATTCGATTTAATTCATACGATTTGACATGTGATTTGATGCAGGCATCAATGTTTGCGTTTGCTGCGTTTTCCAATAGGCTTGGATTTGGTTTTGGATTTGGTTTTGGATTTGGTTTTGGATTTGGTTTTGGATTTGGTTTTGGATTTGGTTTTGGATTTGGATTTGGATTTGGATTTGCATTTTTTTAAGTGTTTCTTGGTTCTCCGACGTTTGCCTCCAAGAGGTGCACCACTATTCGTTATTTCGCTAGTGGGCAAAGTGAAACCTTGCGGCACTTGACCAGGTGGCATTGCAATGTAAAACAAGTCAATGTGGCTGAATTTTGGCTCAAATTCATTCAATGATGTGCACAATTCATCCAGTGTTCGCAACAGTTTGAATGACATTGGAACAGTGTACGAGAATGGTGTCCCATGTTGTCGTTCAGTATGGATTGACAAACCTTGTGGGTCCACGAATCTCCAGGGTGCAATCGCAATTGCCCGCTGATAGGGCGACAATTGTGGCAATTCACGCATTGCCGAATCATTTGGATCTATTATGAATGCCACCCAATGTCCAAGTTCCTCTGCATTCACTAGTTCTTCTCTTTGTCGTCTGTGCATCAACTTCACCAAAATTGCATGTGGGGGAGGTCTCTCGCCCTGCGGTGACCGCAACATGGTTGTTATAAACTTCTCAGATGTGGCAATCATGACATGCAATAATTTAGAAATCCCATTGCTGCGAACAAGCGCTGCATCTGGTTGAATTAGAACAATTGGAAGACGTTCGACTATAAATCGACTCGTGAATGGGTCGAAATGTCTTAAACCAGCGAAACTTCTGTGTCTATTCATTAAATCGACGAAATTCAAAAACATTCTAGAAGTTATTCCTTTATCTTGAATTGAAGTCATTACTTCTCCTCCAACGTGAGATATTATGCCCAAATAAACCATCAAATTGTAAAAACATCCTTGCGATACGAAATGCAACCCATGACGCACATTGCGGCTTCCCAATGGATGCATGTGTACAAATTGAGCTGATAGATTGAACCCAATCATTTCCATGACATAATTAGGTGGCATTTGATTAACAAGAACGATTTGTGCTCCATCTGGATATTTGAAAAAACGTTTTTGCATGAAGACTTCCATCGTCGTGTCCTGAACGAGAAATTTATTTGTAATGCCCATGTGATCAAACGTTTGAGTCAAATCACCACCGCGACAAATATGAAACACAATGTTTACTGAAAATGGGAAAGGCGTGATTCTGCGCGTTTGTTCTAAATCTTTTTTTATTATCTCAAACAATAGCCTATATGTTCCATAACTTCGGTCGGTGTTGTACAAACGAATCAATTGTTCAACATTAATGACATTTCTTTTTGAATTTGAAATGATTTGGCCATCAATCGAATCAAATGCCCATATTCCAATGTATGGTAAAAGTTCCTGTCTAAACTCGCCTACAATGGGGTCTGAAAGTTCTTCGAATGAGTCGCATGCAAACAAAACTGGATTCAATCCAACCCACCCAGTGCCAGTCGGGCATCGTTCACCGCTATTTCCGAATATAACATCCCTGTGTTCATTCGGGTCTGGTGCAGAAATAAATTCGGCACCGTGCACCGTGGGTAAATTTGGCAGGCGGATGGTTCTATAAGGTGCGAGTTGACCTGCGTGGGGGGAAGTGTAAGTTATATCTTTCAAATCTTCGTCAATTGGAAATTCAAACCACGAGGGCGACAACATCCGTCCATGCAGCGTGACCGTATAACTTTTTCTGTGTCTTAGTTGAGGCGGATGCTGCTGCTGGTGCTGCTGCTGCTGGTGCTGCTGGTGCTGCTGCTGCTGGTGCTGCTGGTGCTGCTGCTGGTGCAGTTCTACCATATCATGGTCTTCAGATTCTTCATCATCATCATCTTCAGATTCTTCATATACAGGTTCCATGATGGCAGCATGTGCACCAGCATCCGCAGCAGCGTCATCATCCGCAGCATCGTCCGCAAATACTTGTGCATGTGCTAGTGAAAATGGTATAACGGGTTCTGGTCGTCGAAATAAGTCTGATTGTCTCACTGCGCCACTAGGAGAAACCGATGCAACAGTAAACGGGAAATGTGGTGCACCCCTCACTGCAGGATGAGTCGGTCTATCAGATGGAGGGCTTGGTGCGTGTTCATGCTTGAATCTGTTCAAAGCAAGGATTGCCTCTGTTATTTGGGCATTTGCTTCAATCAATTTGTCGTTGAATGAACTGTTGACGCACAACTCTCTAGTCGCGGGGTCAATTGTCAATGGTTGCCAAAGAACTTCAGGTTCTGTCATGAGAATGAGATTGAATGGGATGAAGTGTTGTGCAAATTGCGATGAATCACGCTTGAAGCGAAAACTGCCGGGTGCGATTTGGTGATTCAATTCCAATATGTCACGTGTTAAACGGGGTATAAACTCACTCACCAAGGTTGCAGGAGTGTAATCCAACATTTTCTCTCTGATGCTTTCATCGGTTTCATCATGAGTTTCTTCTTTAACAAGGAGAGCATCCACATGCGCATGTAAATGTCCAAGTGTCATCAACAATGGTTCAATGTGTTTCATCATGGTCCTAACCACTGACCTTTGCACCACATTTCCAACTGGTAAATCTATCATTGTTTCATAGGTTTGTGCATTCAATGAAGCCAAAAATTCTCGGTCTGCATCCATTTTTTACACAAATATACAGTATTAAATATACTATACATTAAAAAATCACATTCATTCAACGTTCTTAAGTTCAGTGCGCGTGGAATTGTTGAACGTGCGGTTTGCCAAATTGAAGCAATCCGGGTTCATGGGGTCAAACTTCTCCGTTCTAAAAAGCAGTGGATGGGTTTGATGGATTTGGCGCGACTCGATGCGCACGTTGTACAGGTCGCTCTTGGACGATGGAACATACTCGGCCTGTTCGCACCGTTGCAGCCCAAAAAACTGGCTGCGCAGCGTGGATTCCACGTTGACTGCCGTGGCGTAGCCCGACCACGGCGCAACCGCACTGCCCGGATTGAACACCTGTTCCGGGTTGTAAATCGGATAATTCATGATGGGGACAGTTGTTTGGGCGCGCTGGTCCAGAATGGGCATGATGGTGTATTTTGTCAACACGGGTCGCGCGCCCAGCTGCGGTTGCAGAGGAGCCGACGGAATGTTGCGTTCTCTCATGCGACGGCTCAGCTCTTCGGTTCGCTCTTGCTGACAATACGCGACACCCGTTGGGACGCCATAAAATCGGTCTGACATGTTGTTGTTGTTGTTGTGTTGATATTGGATGTTGTCTGTATTGTATTCTGTCAATATATTATTTAATATTTTTGAACACTTATTTAAAGAGTTTAATGCATTTATTATTAGGTTCTCTCCAACAACAATGTGCGGCATTTTTTACTATGAGTCAAACGGGTCGGACACACGTGTTCCTATGGACGTGTTGAAGACCTTGCAACAAAATTTTGCTAAAATCTCTCACCGCGGTCCAGACAACAGCCGGTTCGTTGTTGATGGACAGCGCTGCATCGGGTTTCATCGCCTCGCGATCAACGGCCTGACCGCAACCGGCGACCAGCCGTTCAACCTGCTGGGCTGCCAGCTCATTTGCAACGGCGAGATTTACAACCACGCTAAATTGAACCAAAAATATGGGTTCAATTGCGTCAGTGGTTCGGACTGTGAGGTCATCATCCATTTGTATAAACTATTTAAAGGCGACATGTGCGCGACGTTGAAAGAGCTGGACGGCGTGTTTTCACTTGTTCTCATTGACATGGAGCGCGACCTGGTGCACGTTGCGCGCGACCCGTTTGGAGTGAGGTCGCTTTACACCGGCAGTTCCAGCGATTATAATCACGACATTTCGATTGCTAGTGAAATGAAGGCGCTTGCGCACTGCTCGCATGTGGAACAGTTTCCGGGTGGGTGCTACATGACGCTGTCCAAGGTTCAAGGCCCAAACAAATTCGAAACGAGTCTGCAGTCTTATTACGGCGATCTACAATTGAATGAAGCACTGGATGTGCCGTATGTGTACAATTTCGGCACGGCGTCTTTGGATGATGACATCAACGCGTCCCCGGCGGTGCTGGAAGCAAAGGCATGCGTGTTGGTGCGCAACTTGTTTGAGCTGGCGGTGTGCAAGCGGTTGATGAGCGACCGCCCGGTGGGTTGTCTGCTGTCGGGCGGATTGGACAGCTCCATTGTCACCGCACTCGTTGTCAGGCACATGGCTAAACCAGGCACTGTGGTCAACACGTATGCCGTCGGATTGGAGGGGTCCGTGGACTTGAAGTGGGCGCGGCGGGTGGCGGAGCACCTGGGCACGCGGCATCACGAGGTGTGCCTGACGGAGCAGCAGTTTTTGGACGCGATTGACGACACCATTTACCAGATTGAGAGCTACGACACCACCACCGTGCGCGCGTCGGTTGGCAACTACTTGGTCAGCAAATACATTTATGAGAACACGGACAACGTGGTGATATTCTGCGGCGACATGAGCGACGAGATTTTCGGGTCGTATCGCGGGTTCACCAAGGCGCCCAGCGACCACGCATTTGCTGGGGAGAATGTGCGCATGGTGCGCGACGTGCGCTTTTTCGACCTGCTGCGCTCGGACAAGAGCATCAGTGGGGCGGGACTGGAGGCGCGCGTGCCGTTCGCGGACAAGACGTTCTTGGAATTTGTCATGAGCCTGCCGCCGTGGATGAAGCGGTTCGGGGAGGGCGCGGACTACGCCGTGGAAAAGCACCTGCTGCGCACGGCGTTTGCGGGGTTGTTGCCGGAAGACGTCATGTGGCGGCGCAAAGAGGCGTTCAGCGACGGCGTGAGCGGGCACGACCGCACCTGGGTGCAAATCATCAAAGAATACGTGGACACGCGTGTGAGCCACACAGAATTTAGTGTTGCAAAGGAGTTGAACAAGTATAAGCACAATGCGCCTTACGACAAGGAGAGCTATTATTACCGGACGGTGTTTGAGCGTCATTTTCATGGAAAAGGACGCGCAGAGACCATTCCATATTTTTGGAGGCACCCATTTTGCGAGGGAACATTAGACCCATCGGCGCGCCTATTAAAGGACGTGTACGCAGCTGGCGAACAGCAATAATGATACGCACAGATGATTTATATTAATTATTTTGATAATATAAAGCAATCCAAAATTCAAATAAACATGCCGTCGTCCAAAAAAACCGGACTCATGCCTTCTAAGAAGAAGTTTACTGCAACGGGGGGTGCTGGCGCACGAAACATTGCAATGCAAAACAAAATATCAAGACAGGCACCACGCGTCTCAGGAACCATGAATATGGTTGCAGCTGCTCCCCCACCCCCACCGCCGGCACCAGCATTAGACAATTTATTTAACATATACAGTTTCAACACCACATTTGATGGGAAGAAATTCATAGGTTACCCGGATAAAAAATTAGAAACCAATCATTGGCTTGCATTGGTTGCTGCGACGATTAGGTGGAAGAATTTTTTATCGTTTCATCCAGATGGGTTGAACGCGATAAGAACAAAATACAAACAAGAATTTGGTAAAGACTGGAAAGGTTTTGAGTTGGTTGGAATAAACTATTCATACACGGTAGGGATTGCAGGAGCTGGTGCTGTAAAATTGAAAGGAACCAAACTGCCATATGGGTTTGTGCTAGGCATAAATAAAACCATGTTGACAAACGGATTAACCGACAGCACGGGAACATATCCGTTTTCACAAACAAACATCGAGCACTGTTTGGCCCACGAACTAGGACATATTCTGAATCTCACCAATACACTTACACCAGAATACATTGTACGTCTTCCAGGTTTTGTGAGCAATTACATTTTATCCCAACAAACATTGTATAAACGTCTCGGTGGCAATATGCCCGACACCACGGCCGGTAGAGCAATTAGTAGTATCAAACCAGTGTCGTCTCCTTCTTCGCCGCCGAAGATTGAGTATACAGAAACTTATTTAGAACACGCTAAACTCCTCCAGGCTGCAACCACACGATTGGCAATGAGCACACCATTAATCATGCTGGCAGATGATGGAAAACATTGGAATGAAAAGACGGTTTCATTTGAAGTGCATGGATGGACCCTACCAGAACAAAGATACAAAATAATTGGTACACAAAAATTTAGTAATTTTTACAATGAACTTATGCAACCTTATTTTCATCCAGCATATGACAATGAAAATGGATATTTGATTTCCAATAAATCATTGAAATATTTGATAGAAACACCAGTAGATGGATATCAAATGTATGTTGAAAAAACTCCAGGAACAAGCGAAGTTAGTGGTGTCGTTAAATTCGGCCCGGCATCAGACATGACGTATATTTTAAAGGGCGCAGCAGGTCGCATATTTCCGGCATTCAAAGGGGTCACAACAGTTGAACGGACAGATGCAACAGATGCAACAGATGCAACCGATGCAATATACAATATTGTTTATCCAGAAGGTCATGTAGGTGATTGCGATGAGGAGGATGAAATTCTTCAAATTGTCCGGAACCATGAAAGAATCGTGAATGACCCAACATACATGGCAAACAGAATACAATGCTGTTCTTGAGAGAAATTGGTGCGCTAAAATCGCGAACAATTGCATATTTGCACATAATATGCGATTGATTTATTATATTGATTCATTTTGAAAAAATAAAACCGGATGAACCTGAATTTGGACCAAGTGGACCACGTCACGCTGGATCTCATGGTGAATCAGCCACAGTACGAGCGGTACCTACGAAACAAAGAAGCCGACTTGAGCGGGAAATACGAAAAAGCCAAACGCTTCTACAAAAAGAGGATCACAGAAATGACGCGGGACTTGCTGAAGGGGGAAACGGTCAACGACATATTTGTGCTTCAGGCATTCGAGGCGTATGCCAAAGCGTGCATCACGTATTTTAGAAACAAGGATAAAAATGACACGCTGCAAGAAGAGCACATGGCGGAGTGCGTTGAAATCGGGTTTCTGCCGCCCATTGTGGAAGAACATTCGCATAATGAAAATGACAATAATAATGATGATGATGACGAGGGCGATAATGATAATGATGTAGCGGTGCTCGCAGACTCGTCGAAGCGAAAGCTGGAGATAATGATGTCGTTCGACAAGCACAAGCAGCACACGCCCACGTTGGACACCTACGTTATTAAAACCACGCCCGCCGCGTCGTCGGCGCACAGCAATCGCGTGCCCATTCCCCAAATGAAAGAAATCAATCTGGATGACCCCAAATTCAAAACAAAGGACATTAAGCCCAAACCATCCAAACCCAAACCCAACCCCAATGATTTGTAGATTTTTATATTGTTTTTAAATTGTGAGTTATTTTAAATTATTTTCATATTGTAATTGAGCAATCATACTATGAAAACGAAACACGTGAGGCGCTGCAAACGTAGAAGCAGAGGCGGAAGAAGCAGAGGCGGAAGAAGCAGAAGCGGCACAAGCAGAGGAAGAAAAACCAAAACCGTCAAGAAATACGATTTCGAACGGCTGAAGTGCGGCCCGGTTCAGCAGCATTACTTCACATGCTACGACAACGAGACGCTGCACAAGTTGAGAGACGGTTGGAATGTGCGCCATCCAGACGCCCGCATTGAAACGAACGACCCGAAGGAAATATGGACCGCGTTGAAACAGCGGTTTGGTCGCATGTGCCGCAACGAAGCGTGCTGGATGAAGCAACTTGCGGGCGATGAATTCAACGAGCGGATTGCGAAGGATGATGCAACATTTGCGCCGGAGGCACCGAAGTCGTGGATTCGCGACCCGGACGAGTGGTTGAGCAGCGAAGAGATTGAAGACGTCATGAAGCAATACGAGGACAAGTTTCCCGCGTTTGAATTTCTGGGCCCGTCGCCCAGCGACTACAACGCACCCAAACTGGCCGGAGTTTGCGTGTGGGAAGAGCTGTGCAATTTCAATTTGAAGAAGTACGTGGATTCAGGCACGCACCAAATCGGCGTGGTGTTCAATACGGACCCGCACACGGAAGACGGGGCGCACTGGGTGTCGCTGTTCATCAATGTCGATGGCGCCAACCGCAAAAACAACTACGTGTTCTTTTTCGACAGCACCGGCGACCGCCCGCAAAAGGAGATTCAAACCTTTGTGAACACGGTCATGCAGCAGGGGAATTCTCTCGGCATCAAATTCAAATATTATGAAAATAGGAAACAGCATCAAAAACGCAACACGGAGTGCGGCATGTATGCACTCTTCATGATCGTAAATCTGATTGAAGGCACGCGAACACCACAAGAGTTCATGCGCGGGGTGCGCATTCCGGACAGCTACATGCTCGAATTTCGCAACGAGTATTTCAACCGCGGTGGCAGCATGTAGAAACAAACGGAAACAATTATTATAATTGTTGTATCAAAAAAAGGCTTAAATATTGGTTAATGAAATCAATAATATAAATTTTCAAAATGCACCCAGAGGCGAGAGACTTTACGTTGTTTGTCAAACGAATTTTGAGAAATTATTTTATAAACAAGCGGGTTTTAGATGTTGGTTCTGGAGACATTAATGGAAACAATCGATTCATGTTTGAGAATTGTGAGTATAATGGCAACGATGTCACCCAAGCACCAAATGTGACAATTGTATCAAAAACTAAAGATTTACCTTTTTCAAGCAACACGTTTGACACAATTGTGTCCACTGAATGTTTTGAGCATGACCCTGAATACAAACAATCATTTTTGAAAATATATGAAATCTTGAAAGAGGATGGACTGTTTTGTTTCACATGTGCATCCACCGGTAGAGCAGAACATGGAACCCGAAGAACCACTCCGGGCGCTTCTTATGGTTCAATTGAACACCTGGATGACATGCAAGACTATTACAAAAACCTCACCGAATTAGACCTTATTGAAGTGTTGTCATTAAATGACTTGTTCTCAACATGGGACACATATTACAACGCCGCATCCAAAGACTTGTATTTTTTGGGAATAAAAAAGGGCAATTCTGATTCTGATAATTCCAATATTACATTTTTGGAAAAATATTCAAATCGTGGAGTTGAATGCACTTCTCATAACATCAACCATTTCAAACGTGCAATTGGCAATAATGGCAATGGCAATAATGGCAATGGCAATAATGGCAATGGCAATGTCAGTCCAACCATGTGTTTGAACATGATTGTCAAGGATGAATCGCACCTCATTCGTAGAACCCTGGAGATGCTGTGTTCCAAAATACGGTTTGACCACTGGGTCATCTGCGACACGGGTTCGAGCGACAACACTCGAGAGATAATCACGCAATTCTTCAATGAAAAAAACATTCCAGGAGAGCTGTATTGCGACGAGTGGGTTGATTTTGGGCACAACCGCACTCTTGCGCTCGAACGGGCGTTCAACAAAACCGACCTTTTGCTCGTGTTTGACGCGGATGATGAACTGCATGGCACCATGACCATTCCGAGGGAAGTTGAATTTGACGAATATCACCTGAAGTTCGGGGTGCCAAAATCCGGTATGAATTACACGCGCACGCAGATAATAAACAATCGCAAACGGTTCAAATACCTGTCGGTGTTGCACGAATTCATCAGTTGTCAGGAAGCGTCGCCAGCACGCGTCTGCATTTTGAACGGCGACTATTATCTGATTTCCGGGCGCAGCGGTTCGCGCAACAAGGACCCAAACAAGTATTTGAAAGACGCCACCATTTTGGCAACGGCCCATGCCGTCGCGTTGGCCAAGGGGGATGAACTCTATAAACGCTATGCATTCTATTGTGCAAACAGCTATCGCGATTGCGGACGGCATGCAGACGCAATCAAATGGTACAAAACAACCCTCTCGCAGGACAACTGGGTGCAGGAAAAATATCTGTCGTGTCTTTACATGCACCAATGTTATGAAGCGCTGAACCAAACCGAACACGGCTATTTTTATTTGGTCAAAGCATTCTCGTATGACAATGAGCGAGTGGAATGCTTGTATCCATTAATTCAGCACTATTGCTGTGAAAACATGAATGAAATCGCATACAATTATTTCCGCATGGTGAAAATGACAACTCCTCAAAACAATGCGGGAAAATTGTTTGTGGAGACGGACAAGGCCGGGTTCTATGTTCCATATTACATGATCATTGTTGCGGACCGAATGGGAGACCGGGAATGCGGCATTCGCATGTATGAATTCATTTTCAAGGAAAAACATCGCACATTCAGTGCATGGCACCTGCGCAACCTGATGCACAATCTGCAGTTTTTCATAAATCACGTGAAATCAGACGCGCTGAATGCATTTACAGCGTTGGCCAACGAGTATTTGAAGTTCGTCATTGACAATGGCGTGCCAGTCAGCACATTTGAAAACCTGAGCATTGTCATGACTCCTACTCAAAATCAAAATTCTGTCGAGGTTCAAATGAAAGATAAAATAAAAGGGAAATGCGCGTTTAAAAACAGCCGCAACATTCTGTTTTACACGGGATACTGCAACACGCAATGGAATTACAGCAAGATGAAACTCGGCGCGCTGGGGGGGTCGGAAAAGGCGGTTGCTCAGTTGTCGAAAGAGTTGGGATTTAAACTGATTGGGAATCGCATGACGATTTACGTTGCGGGAGACGTGTGCGCCGAAGAGTTGGCAGAGTTCAATGTTGTCTACGTGTCCATGAAAGACTTGCCGGAACTGTTGAGCAAAACCGAATTTCATACCGTGATTTGTTCGCGCTACATTTCATTTTTGGAGCTCTATGGAAACGCGTGCTCATTTTACCAGTTCTACATATGGGCGCACGACACGCGATTATTGTCGTACGGGAGCAATTTAAGCGACGGTGCAATCATTGCAAAATGGGCAGAATGCATCGATGGATGCGTGTGCCAAACGCAGTGGCATGCTGATCAATACAGTCATTTGTATCCCGCCCTCAAAACTAAAATGACGACGATAAACAACGGCATTGATTTGGAGTTGTTTCCGGTGAGCGCTTCAAACCCAAAACAGGCGGAGAAATTCGTCTACACGTCGCGCACCGAGCGCGGATTGGCGCGCGTATTGGAACTGTGGCCCGAAGTCGTGGCGGCGCTGCCGCATGCAACCCTTGTTGTCTCGACGTACGAAGCATTTCCGTGCAACGACGACGAACGGCGCATTGAGGCCCGCATAGAATCTTTGAATCAGGAGTTCCCGGACAACCGCATTCAGCACGTGGGAAAACTCAACCCGACGCAGCTGTATGCCGAAATGAGCACGGCGGAGTACTGGCTGTATCCAACCAACTGGCCGGAGACGTCCTGCATAACCGCAATGGAAATGCTCATGTCCGGGGTCATTTGCTTGTATTATCCGATGGCCGGTTTGACGGACACCATGAACGGGTGCGGCGTGCAAATTTCCCCGGGTTCAGAGATTCAAACGCTGCGTCATCTCGCGCACGATGAGGAAAAAAAAGAGGCCCTGCGCAAGGAGGGGCGCGCACATGCCGAGAGCTGCTCCTGGGCCACCCGAGCCGATACATGGAAACAAACCCTCGTTGGGAAGCGCGTTGCCATTTTCAATTCGTTCCCGTTCCACTACGAATTGTTCGGCCACATTTTGGCGCATTTTGCTTGCCGCAATGATGCGTCGTCAACCGCCGTGTCAATATTCACGGAAACCAAAAACAACCTGGGATGGCTGGATTTTTACAAAACGCAGTTCAAAACCCTCAATCTTCAATTCCGTCCGGTCTCCGAATTTTGCGATGCCCGGCACGAGTTTGATTTGATTTTTGTTCCCACGGATGATGACTTTGCATTCAAACGTGAATGGATTGATGACCGATGCATTGTCACTGACAACCACGTTTCAAACCGTCGTCCCGAGTATACGCACCACATCGGGTTGCGCCCATTTGCGGGAAATGATAAGCGATGGGCGCTGCCATGTTATGACCTCATTTCAGCCACTGATAAAATGACACATTTGGAACCAGACTGCATTCATGTTGCGATATCGGTGGGTTGGCAAATCGTCTTGAATCACCTCGCAATCAATCGCTTGTCTGCAAGGGTGCCCCTTCACATTCATTTCATTGGGAGAAAATTGGATGACATTGCATCTAAAATGAACGCAATCGGGGTCGAAATCAACATTCATTTGCATGAAAAAATGGATACGCGCGACATGATCGAGCTGCTGAGAAAGTGCGATTATGTCATGACCGACCTGCAGAATGATGATCACATCAATGGCATTACAATGTCGGGGGTTGTTCCGTTGGCGTTTTCAACGCTGACGCCGTTGATCATTAGCAAGCAAAACAATCGGATTTACGGGTTCAAAAATGTGGTTGAATTCGAACTGAACGCTGAGGACCGCATCATGCTTGAAAAACGGGACAACACTGACATTGAGCAGTTGAATGTCGAGAGAGACGGACTGATTGCAATGCATGACAGTGCGATTGAATCAATTCATGCGGTCAATATTGCATCAAAATCCAAAAAATCATAGACTGTTTTATATTTTACAATGAACTGAATATGCTGCGTGTCGACACACTTCATTTTCAAAATTGTGATTAAAGTGTAATTTTTTTATACTTTATTAACATAATATATGCAAAATCAAACAGGTTATACATTATGTCATCATCATCCTATTCTGCATATTTAGCAAATAAAACGGTGTGCTGTTGTGCAACCAGCGCGGAAGGCCCACCTGGACCCATGGGTCCCAAAGGAGCAAAAGGAAACACGGGTGCCACAGGTGCTCAAGGCGCCACGGGTGCCACGGGTGCCACGGGTGCAACCGGTCCGCAAGGTCCTGCTGGACAGTCCAATTCATTTTTCAATTATTTAGCAGATACGACCAATACCGACCCAGCCAATCCAGGAAATTTTACATGGAACACTTCGGGACAACTTGACGCGACCATCATATACATTTCCAGTTTTGATCATAATGGAAATGACATCGACGTGTTTCTTGAAACATTGCAACCGGGAGATATTCTCATTTTGCAGAATCAAGGCTTCAGCAACCAATATCAAACATGGATCATAAATAGCGTCGACGCATCGCATCCAAATGATTACGTTGAATTAGGCGTAACCCTGTCGGTTCCAGCTCCTCCGCTTGGATATTACACATTTCCAGCCAATGCTTTCACGATGGCTCTGGTCATAATCCGTTCTGTTGGCACCATTGGTCCCACCGGCCCTCAAGGAGATACGGGTGCTACGGGTGCTACGGGCGCAACAGGCGCAACGGGCTCCACCGGTGCTCAAGGAGACACAGGCGCAACGGGTGCAACAGGCGCAACGGGTGCAACGGGTGCAACAGGCGCAACAGGTGCTACGGGTGCAACTGGCGCAACAGGTGCAACCGGCGCAAGGGGTGCAACAGGCGCAACAGGCGCAACAGGCGCTACGGGCGCTATGGGTGCCACGGGAGCAACGGGAGCAACGGGTCCAGCAGGTCCATTGATACCAGCAAATACTCAAGGTCAATATCTCATTTGGAATCAAACTGTTGGGGGGCAATGGACAATCGGTTCGGACAGTTCTTATTTGGGAGAAACAAACGTCAATTTGGGCGCACATGCGATGGAACTGTCCAGTTCAACTGGTGGATCCAACAATACAGCCATTGGAAATTCTGCATTGCAGAACAATGTTAATGGAGCCAACAATGTGGCAATCGGTTCTAGCGCATTGCAACAAGACAACACCGGCAATAACACGGCGGTGGGACATGCTGCTTTGACAAACAATGCATCAACATTGAACACGGCAGTGGGTTCTTCTGCTCTAACCAGTGTCACGAGTGGGACCCAAAACACCGGAATTGGATCCAGCGCACTAATGGCCAATGACATTGGAGCCAATAATATTGCATTGGGTCATTTTTCCGGGTTTAATAACACGGGCGGAAGCGACAACATAATCATAGGAACAAACACGCAAACTCAAGGTGCAACAGACAGCAATTCGGTTATAATTGGGTCTACCGCGGTGGGGGCGGGTTCCAACACAACCGTCATCCGGGCATTGAGAGATGCCGATGCAACCTTTGAACCATCCATTCCGGATGCGCAGTATTCCAACTACGTTCATTACAATTCGACAACGAATGAAGTCACTTATATTCCCGAAGTGCTGTATGTTTCCACCCCGACATACGACCTCACTCCCGGCGCTTCAAATCAACAATTGACGATAATTGACAATGTCACCCCTTTTCCCGGGCAAGAAGGAGAGTTTCTTCAATTCGCTGAAGCAGTTGGCGGGTACAATCAAGGAGACAATTTTCAAGTTAATGCGTTGGCAACAGACGGAGTTTCACACATATTCATTGGTGGCGATTTTTACACATTGAATGGAAATGTATGCAATTCAGTGGCAATGTTTTCAACAACTGGCGTCTTCATCAGTGATTTGAATGGCGGATTTGGCACGGATGCTCCAGGAGCCCAATATTCAGTGTATGCATTGTATTATCAGCAAAGTGCAAATCGTTTATACGCGGTTGGTAATCTGCTCAAAACATATAACCTCAATCCACTAAATGAACTTGAAATAAATGGAATGTCTTATATTAATTTGAGCAATATTCCTAGTGGATGGCAACAAATTGCTTATACTGGTGCTGGCACTGCTGGACTCAACGGAACTGCTTTTTGCATAACACCAAGTAATAACACAATTGATATTTTTGTTGGTGGCAGTTTTCTGACTAATAAAA